TGGTTGCTAAAATTGAAGCGGCAACAGAGGCTGGTACAGCCGTTGCTGAAGTAGAACTTTCAGAAGCAGGTGATATGGTTACTATTAATAGAACTTGGGCAGATGCCGCTTGGGCAGAAGTCAAAGATATGGAACATGCAGTATATACTGGATGGACCGTAACTCACCAAACTGACGAGTAATTAAAATTTAAGAAGACGGGCAAGTTTAATGAAGTATATTGAGATAAACGAAAATTATTCTCCAGAAGATGACGAGTTCAATAGCATTGACCTTGAGGACACTCGTAAGGTTCGACTAACTCTTGCCCATCTTTCTAAACTAAGAAAAATTAGAGAGTATAGAAAATACCAAAAAGGTGCTAAACAGGCACAGGTAAAACAACAGTATGGCGCTTCAAAAGAAGCCTCTGGACCTCCTGATTTTTAAATACTAGCAAGATAATTAAAGAATTAAGTATCACTTTTTAAAAAGTAATATTTCACTAAATATCTTAACATCAGCGAAAAAACCGTAAAAACCGCTCATTTTGTCGTATATTTCCTGTATACGACCATAATCCCTATAAATACTTGTGTATGAAACAAAACATGTCATTTACTTTGTAAAAGATATGCAATATGTTCGTTTCTATAACCTGCCGCACCTTGTGGCTAATGAATAAGATTAATAAGGAGACTTATAATGTCCAGAAGTACACTAGAACAAGTGCTAGAATTGTTAATCAACGAAGAGACTGATAAAGCAGAATCGCTTTTACACGACTTTGTTGTTGAACAAGCACGACAAATCCATGAGGATTCTCTTAACGAAAGCGACACCGTTGTAGAAGAAGAACTTGAGGAAATTGAAGAATCAGAAGAAATCGAATCTTTGAACGATGATATCGAAGAAGATTCTGATGAAATTGAAACAGAAGAAATGTTTGATGATGAAGATATGTCTGACGATGAGGCTGAAGAGGACCTAGAAATGGGCGATGAAGAGCCATCTGAAGAAATTGAAGACAGAGTTGAAGATTTAGAATCAGCGTTATCTGACCTAGAAGCAGAATTTGAAAAAATTATGTCTGGCGAAGACGATGCAGAAGATGAAGGCGAAGAAATGGATATGGATGATATCGATTTAGATATCGAAGAGCCTGAAATGGAAGAATCAGTAGAAGAAGTTGTTGAAGAAGCAGACGAAACTGAAGAAGCCGTTGAAGAAGCCGCATCTGAAGATTTAGACGAAAACGAAGAAGAAAAGTTGGAAGAATATACAATTCCAGCATCTGCTAACGAAGGTGACAATGGCGAAGGTTCTTCACCAGTTGCTAAAGATGGCGGCGCAGACGAAAGTGACGCGGCACCAGTTGGACAAAACGATGGTAACACATCTGGCGGTTCAGCATCAGCAGAAGATATGAAAACAGGTAATGTAAACACAGTTGGCAACAAGAAAGCGCCAGCGCCGAAAAAAGCCTAAGTAATATAATTCTTTTAGGAGAAACCAATGACAGTTCTTATTGAAAAATATACACATAATCAAGCAAACGTTAAGTCACGTATTGTTGAGAACGAGTCAGGTGAAAAGAATATGTTTATGGAAGGTATTTTTGTACAAGGTAATGTCAAAAATGCCAACCAAAGAATGTATCCTGTGAGCGAGATAGCCAAAGCAGTAGAATCAGTCCAACAAAGAATTAAGGAAGGATTTCCAGTTTTAGGCGAATGCGACCATCCACCTGAATTAACAGTCAACGTTGACCGTGTTTCACATATTATTGAAAATATGTGGATGGACGGTGCAGACGGATTTGGAAAACTAAAGATTGTTCCTACGCCAATGGGTAACATTATCAGAACATTAATCGAATCAGGTGCCACTTTAGGTGTCTCGTCTCGTGGTTCTGGTGAAGTTGACAGCAGTGGCAAAGTGAGTAATTATGAAATTATCACGGTTGATATTGTGGCACAGCCAAGTGCCCCGGATGCATATCCAAAAGCAATATACGAAGGATTAATGAACATGCGTGGCGGTTACCAAACTTGGCAACTAGCACAAGGTGTTCAAAACGACAAGACAGCACAGAAGTACTTGTCAAAAGAAATAGTTAAGTTCATAAGAGAACTTAAACTTTAATAGAAGAAGGAGAACCAACAATGGCACAAAATGAAATCCTTGCTGGCCTTCTTGAGTCTGATGTTTTGAGTGAAGAAGTTTCTACTCAAATTTCAGAGGCTTGGGAAGCACAAATAAATGAAGCAAGAGAGGAGATAACAGCCGAGTTGCGTGAAGAGTTTGCACAGAAGTTTGAACACGACAAATCAGTGATTGTTGAAGCAATGGATAACATGCTTTCAACTGCAATCAAAACTGAAATGGATGAGTTTAAAACAGACCGTGAGGCACTAATCGCAGAGCGTGTTGCGTATAAGAAAGCAATTTCTGAACATGCATCACTCCTTGAAAAATTCATTACTTCTCAATTAGCAAATGAAGTTAAAGAACTTAGAGCCGACCGCACGAAAGTTAACGAACATTTAGATAGAACTAAAGAATTCGTTGTTAAACAACTTTCACGTGAATTGGCAGAGTTCCACGATGATAAGCGTGATTTAGTGGAAACTAAAGTACGCATGGTAGCAGAAGGTAAAGAGATTCTTAATAAGACTAAGGATTCATTTATCAAGCGTTCAGCAGAATTAGTCGAAAAGACAATTAATAATGCTTTGCGTTCTGAATTGGCTGTTCTTAAAGAGGACATCCAAGCGGCTAAAGAAAACGAGTTTGGCCGTAAGATTTTTGACACATTCGCAGGCGAATTTATGACCTCACAACTAAGTGAAGGTACTGAAGTTGCTAAGATTACTAAAAAATTAGAAGAATCTGCATCCGAGATTGCTAAATTGGAAGCAACAATTACTGAAAAAGAAGAAGCCATTTCAAGCGCCGAAACTGCAAAGAAAGTTTTAGAAGACAGAATGGACCGACAAAAGGTCATGGAAAGTCTTTTATCGCCTCTAGGCAAAGAAAAGCGTACAGTTATGGTTGATTTACTTGAAACAGTAAAAACAACTAATTTAAAATCTGCATTTAAGAAATACTTACCTGCAGTTTTGAATGAGACCGTCTCAACAGAGGCAAAACAATCGTTAAATGAAGGCAAAGTAACAGAACACACTGGCGATAGAGTTGAAGAAGTAGTAACTTCAGAAGCACCATCACAGGGTAGCGATGCCAATATAATCCAGTTAAAGAAATTGGCTGGACTTAAATAATAACCAGAAACAGGAGAGAAAGATGGAAAATCTTTTCGAAGGAAATAATTGGGACACTACACGTGAAACACTTTTAGATGGTCTAGAAGGTAACAAGCGTGATGTAATGTCTTCAGTTTTAGAAAACACAAAACAAGCACTTACAGAAAGTGCGGCAGCGGGTGCAACACAGGCTGGTAATATTGCTACTTTAAACAAAGTTATTTTACCAATCATTAGACGTGTTATGCCAACTGTTATTGCAAACGAAATCATCGGCGTACAGCCAATGACTGGTCCAGTTGGACAAATTCACTCACTAAGAGTACGTTACGCAGAAGCAGCCGGTGGCGCTACAGCAGGTGCTGAAGCACTTTCACCGTTTGATATTGCTAACAACTACTCAGGCGACGGTTCTGCGGCTCCAGCCCCAACTTCGTCATTAGAAGGTGAAGCAGGCCACAAAATGTCAATTCAAGTTCTTAAGCAAACAGTTGAAGCGAAAACTCGTAAACTATCTGCTCGTTGGACATTTGAAGCGGCACAAGATGCCAATTCAATGCACGGCTTAGATGTTGAAGCAGAAATCATGGCAGCACTTGCTATGGAAATCACTGCTGAAATCGACCAAGAAATTTTAGGTTCACTAAAATCATTGGCTACATCAGCGGCTACAGACTTCGACCAAACTGCTATTGGCGCCCGTCATACTACAACTTTTGTTGGTGACGAGCATGCGGCACTTGCAACATTAATGAACAGAGAAGCAAACCTAATTGCACAGCGTACTCGTAGAGGCGCGGCAAACTGGGCAGTAGTTTCTCCAACAGCATTAACATTGCTACAGTCTGCAACTACATCAGCATTTGCTAGAACTACTGAAGGTACTTTTGAAGCACCAACAAACACTAAGTTTGTAGGTACTTTGAACGGCTCAATGCGTATCTATGTAAACACATACGCTACAGACGACACAGTTCTTTTAGGTTATAAAGGTCAAGGCGAAATTGACGCGGCTGCGTTCTATTGCCCATATGTTCCATTAATGTCATCAGGCGTTGTGGTTGACCCAAGTTCATTCGAACCAGTAGTATCATTCATGACTCGTTACGGGTATGTTGAATTGAACAACACTGCATCATCACTTGGTAATGCGGCTGACTACGTTTCAAAAATTGCAATGAGCAACGTTTCATTCACATAATATTTTATATATTATATATTGAATATAAAAAGCCACCTTCGGGTGGCTTTTTTATTGTCCGATTCCAAAGTAAATGATAAATACTGTTAACATATAACTTAATAGTATTTCGGAATAGCACATGGCAGAACAAATTAAATTCGGTGACAATCTCTATCTTAGAGGTGAAAAACTAGTATTAGATAACGGCACAAATTCGGGCGTTATTACTGCTGAAAATGGTACAGTTCAAATTGAAGGCACAGCAGTAATTACTGGAGACTTGACAGTTCAAGGAACAACAACTACTGTTAATTCTGCTACACTAACTATTGATGATAAGAACATTGAACTTGGTTCAATAGGTTCTCCTACAGATGCTACAGCAGATGGTGGTGGTATTACTCTTAAAGGCACCACTGATAAAACTATTCTATATACTGAACTAACAGACAGTTGGGACTTCAATCAAAAAGTTAAATCTACAATTGGTTTTGAAGGTGCGTTAACAGGCAACACTACTGGAATGCATTTTGGTGGATTAGATACACTAGGTGCAGATATTATTGCTACTGGTCTATCTGATTTTACAGATGTTCGAATCTGGAACGGCACAATTAATGATACTG